TAGCTTAATTTTCATATTTGAATAATACAATATCTTCGCCGCCCATTACATTCTCATACCAGGCAATCATATAGTCGCCATGGTCAGCCGTATCTTCAAGCATCGGGTCAAACTCATCAAAAACGCGTGGTTCGCGCTCGACAACCCCATGCTCGCGAATAATGCTTAGCAGAGCATCGTAATCAGCCGATGCAAAAATGTTCATGAAATACTCGTTTTCTCTGCTATCTGATAGCTCAAGTATTTTGCTGTCGAACAGCGTTTTTACATATTCGTATCTCATTTTGCAATCTTTTTGAGAAGCGCATTGAAACGCTTCAAGGTGAAATACTTAGTGAACATTGCTCTAGGCTGCTCAATTTCTCCCAGCGTGATGCACAACTGACCGTCGTGCATCCACCAGCCGAGCAGATCCAGCCCGTAGGCCGCTGCATAGTTTTTTACTTTCTCTTCCATAGTGTATTTGTTTTAGAGTTAAACTTTAGTTATCTATTTGTTTCGCCCGCGGTATCGAACCGCGTCGCTCGGATTGTTCAACCCATGCGACCACCTGTGAGGCGAATCCATTTTTTTAGTCGCGCACGCCGTTTATGCGCTCGTCAATTATTGTCACAATCAGCCGTGCCGTGAAGCACACGAAGCTCACGTATGCGAGCCATGTGACTTTAATGTTTAGGGTTATGTGCAATGCGACTGCAATAGCCGCACTTAGCACAACCAGCACCGGGCACCAAATGCCCAGGATTAAATTTGCTTCTGAAAAGAATTTTTTAAAGTCCATCGTAGTATCTATTTTGCATTAATATTTTCGCCGTGGCCTCTATCGTGGAACCTGTTTGGCATGGAATTTTTCCAAACCGATTCGCATCGCTAGAGGCCAGCGGCATGGAATTTCTCACTTTTCGTAATTGTTCGTGTCGTTCATCCCGTCCAACCACTCGAGGCCGTCGGGGACACACAGAACCAGGAACCCGGCAATGATGCCGATCAGGGTTACTAACATGGTGGTGAAGCACTCAACCCCACCATTAAGAAGCATGAAGGCAGCCGAAGCTGCCCATACACAATAAGCTAGTGTCTGTCTCATAGTGATATGTATTTAATTGTTATTGTTTAGGCCCGTCCGGTGGAGTCGAACCACCATGCCCAGGAACTAGCCTGGACAGCCAACCGGGCGACGGCGCAAAATTAGCGTGCAACCTTAATTGTGCATGTACTTGTGTACCCATCAACAATCATTCTTTTCTGAGGGCCTAAGTGAATGCGCACACATCCATCCATCGTCATATTCACATATGGCATTGCAGCATCTTCAAAGAGAATTACGTCATGCACTCCAAGGCTGGCGGTCGGTGCAAGATTAATTTCACCAACCACATGATACCATTGATCCCCTCCGAAATCGCATTCATCGCCAGTAGGTATCAATACAATCGAATCCCAAACCGATGCCTTTTCGACAAACGGCAAACTGTTTACGTCAATCATATCTTTAGTATTTAAAAGTTAAACAATAAATTAGCTCGCCCGAGCGGACTCGAACCGCTCAACCAGCAATGCCGGACGACCATCGGGCGAAAGGTGGTATCAATCTTCAATAATCATCGTGCCGACTAACACCGTGAACCAAACAACAGCAGCAATACCGAGATATGTGGCGTCAATGCCATAATACATTTCTCTGATGCTGTACAGAACACTTCCTACAATCACATGCGCAACAGCAATCACTGCAAACATGATTGTCACAACAGCTTTAATGGTTTCTGCATTTCTGCAAATAAATCTTTTCATATTCGTTCGTTTTATGATGCCCGAAACGGCTCGGGCGTGCCGTATCAATATCGTTCAAGTTGCTCAGCCCGAGCAACCCGGTATCGTTCAAATCGCTCAGCCCGCTCTACCCAACCCACACACATAAAGCATCGCGTGTGGATCGATCGTGCGGTGTGCAGCACACCAACCGGGCACGGCATGAACCGTGGTGGCCGTGTGGCCTCGAGCGGTGGCCGCGTGCCGTGGTGGCCGTGTGGCCGGGCTTAACTGGTGGCCGTGGTCACTGGCAAACCAGTTACCGACAAACCGACGGCCGAAAAGCGATTTTAAGCCGTTTTAAGCGACTTTTGTGGCCTGGTTGATAGGTTATATTACCAACCAACCAAACAGCCCTAAATCGGCCTAAAATCGGGCAATTTTCAGAACTTTGCCAGATAGGCAACAAGCCCAAAAAATTGACCTTTCTATAAAAAGCAAAAACCACGGCCGTACAATGTACGACCGTGGCAAACGGTTGTGGGTGTGTGCCGGGCTGTTAAGCGGTGGCGGCGGCTGGTGTGGATAGTAACGTGTTAATATCAACCCCTAATTGTGCGGCTAGCGCGCGAACGGCGGCCAATTTTGCGTCATGGCTGGCACCAGCCAGTTTGTTACCGGCGGCGGTGGTGGCGGCGGCGGCGGCGGCATTGTCGTTGTTTTGCGCTTGTGTGTGTGCGGCATCGATGACGGCGGCCAGTGTGGCGGGTTTGTTGTCATCTGTTAGGCTGGCGGCCGTGATGCTCAACCCGGGCAACTTGTTAAGTGCTTCAATCTGTTTGTTAAGTTGTGCAAGCGCATCAACTGCAGCGTTAACGGCGGCGGTGGCACGTTCCTCATAGTTATCAAGGGTAACGGCTGTTAACGGCGATTTTGCGCCGTATTTCTGACCGATGCGCGCCGATTGTGCCGTTATTTTCAGTTCTTTACCAGTCAATAGGGTTTTAAGGTCCGGGCTAGCGCATGTGGGCACGCCGTTAATAATGTGCGATTTGCCGGTGTTTGCGTATTCGGCCGGCATGCCGTTAACGTCAACAATATAACGTGTGTGGGTAGAACCAGTAACAGCCGGTGCAAGGATATCACGAACAAACACAGAAACACCGTCATTGCGCAAATACGTTTCACCGATACCGAACGACCACGAACTCTTTGCAAGTTCGTCAGCAATTTCGGCTACAACAAAAGTACGGGTATCGGTATCGCTAACTTTCGTATCGCTGTTTGATACGTTTACCGGGTTGGTCACTTGTGTTTCTTTCTCGTTCTTACTGGTTGCAGCGGGCGCAACGGTGGCCGTGGTGGCCTGGTTTTTCTTACTCATAATTGTATTTAAATTAAAAAGTTATGTAATAGGGTGTCTCCCTATCTTTGCCAGCAAAATTACAACAAATATCTGACACACACAAGCACTTTAACCTTTGTTAACATATTGTCATCAATATAGCTATCTATATGTTATCTAACCATGTTTTATAACATAACTAGATAACTATATTATATAACTATATTATTTAATATATCTATAAAATATAGCTAACAAATTATGTTATCTAACATAACTAGATAACTATGTTATTTAGCTATCTAAATTAGATAGCTATCTATCTAGATAGATAACTAAAAGATATAACTATTTTTGTTTAGTCTATCTTAGAGTAACGAAAATGTTTCACGGCGGCGAAAAGCGTGAAACAGACGCGGATCAGGGTTAACTATCTTTGTCCGGTGGTCACCACCGTTGCCGGTGTCTATGGTGGTGGTTCGGCTGGTTGTGGGTGTGGCTGGTGTGATATTACCCTGGTAATATAACGGCTGTTTGTCCAGTTGTGGAGCAAAAAACGCTATAAATTGCGTCTGACAGCGTTTTAGGTGTGAAGGTAGGTAGTTAGTCGTTTTTGATATTTCGCGCGATTGTAGGGGCGTTTCTGTGCGATTTTGGGCTATTGTGCCGTTTCGGGCACACCCACACCCCCTCCCATAGGTTTAAACGGGCAGTAACCCTTTATCTAAATATTTTTTATTTTAATTTTTTATTATTATTTTAATTTTTATTATTTAGATATACGGTTACTTAGTTGCTTCATCATTTAAGTATTTAGTTGCTTCATCAGCTATGTATATAGTTATCTATTATGTTATACATTTATGGTCATCTGTATATTGTTATCTATGTATTGGGTGTTGTATGTTAATGTTGTTTACGGATGAATTTTAATGATTGATGAAAGTGTGTGTGTATTTTGTAGGATTGTTAAGTTTTTATTACTTTTGCAGTTGTGTAAGTGTACGTTTAAAAACCCGAGAGTGTATAAAATGTTTAAAATAAATGTGTTATGAATCGAGTTCAATATGTAGGCATGTTAGATGAGCTTCATGGTTTGTTGCTGGGCCATGAAGTTGGTGGATGTTTGTTGGAGAAGTCCGGTGTTCGTCGCCGAGGTCGTTTGGCGGATTTGTTCCGTAAAGCTTATGTATCTGCCGGTTTGGGCAGTTATTGCGGTTTGTTGTGGTGGTATGGTGGTCGTTGTTACATTGAGTTGTCGAGTGATGATTTATCGAATTCGATTTATGATTTGTTGAAGCGTGTCGGTGTTCCTGGAGAGGACTTGTTGCATGTAGATGATTTGTTGCGTGTAGTGAGTCGTGCGTTAAGTGCGAAGGAGTTGGTTGTTGACCATGGCAAAGTGGCGTTTCGCAACTGCGTATTGGATTTAGAGACCGGCAAAGTGTGCAGTTTTGGTCCCGATGTCGTTGTATTTTCGGAGATGGATTACGATTACGACGAACGTGCCGAGTGCTGGCGTTGGCGTCAGTTTCTAGATGAAGTGTTGCCACAGAAGGAGCATCAGCGCATCTTGCAGGAGTTTTTAGGCATGGTGTTGATAGACCGCAAGAAGGTGAAGATGGAGCAGATGTTGATCTTGAAGGGCAGTGGTGCCAACGGCAAGAGCGTTGTGTTTGATGTCGTGTGTCATTTGTTCGGTGAGTCGAATGTGAGCCATTTCACGTTGAAGAGCCTGTTGGGTGGTGGTATCGACCGCAAGCGGAATATCGCCAGCATCAACGGCAAGCGTTTGAACTACTCGAGTGAGACGGACAGGTTTGTGATTCCCAGTGACAGTGGCATGTTAAAGGCGTTGATCAGTGGTGAGCCGTTAGAGGCCCGTCCGATGCGTGGTATGAACTTTGCCGCCAAGGACATTCCTTTGTTGATGATGAACGCCAACATCTTGCCAGAGATCAAGGATTGGAGTTTCGGTATGCGTCGCCGTGTGTTGATATTGCCATTCACGGTAGAGATACCGAAGTGGCAGCAAGATGCCACGTTGCCCATTGCGTTACGTTCGGAGTTGAGTGGCATCATGAACTGGGTGTTAGAGGGTCGTAAGCGTTTTGTATTGAACCAGTACAAGTTGACTGAGAGTGATGCTGCCGAGAAGTTGGCTGACGAGTATCAAGGCGAGTCGAGCAACGTGATAGACTTCATGCGCGCCATGGGTTATGAGCGCCGGAACGATGTAGTGCGTGGTGCTGTTCCTGTTTGGAAGTATTCAAAAGAGATATATGGCGAGTACACCAAGTGGTGCATTGCTTCGGAAGACATGGCTGAGAAAGTCCACAAGTTCTTGACGGTGTTGCGTGATGGTGGTTGGCGTGTTGTCCGTCGCAGTCAGGGTTGGTATATCGGTTGTTATGGTGACCGTGCATTGAAGCGTCAGGCTTGGTTGTTGAAGTGTGACAATGCCAGCAAGGAGTTGAATGTCCAGTTCAAGGGTGAGAAGTTCTTCAATTGGCGCATCGTCCGTGACATGGCCGAGAAGGTGATGACGATAAATGGTTGGACGCGTTGTGCTGTAGGTTTTCTGGACTTGCAGGAGTATTTGGGTTACACGTTTGACTTCAAGGGCCACATGAACCGTGGTCAGTTGGATGGCACTTATGTTGTCAATGACGGTGTTTATTTCTTCAACTTGACGGCGATAGACGAGCTGTGGCGTCCGAAGTATGAGGCTGGCATCAAGGCTCGCATGGAGCGCAAGCTTGTTGATGCCGAGTATAGGAAGTTGCAGAGCGAGAGTGACAAGGGTCTTGCCTAGTATTGTCGCCGCCACTGGAGTGGCGGCATAGCTGTACCGTGATTTTGTTTTTCTTTTTTTGGTTATAGTGTTATGGATAAGGGAGATTTTTTGAAGTCAGAGGCTATTGGCCTTGGCTTGTGTGAGAAGTGGCGCGAAGCGTGGCCTTCGGGCCTTGGTGATGATGCGTTGGTGGAGAAGTTCAAGGACGGCATCGACTTCTGCATCTTGCATGACTGGCCGTCTTGCGCTTGGGTGAAGGAGCATTTTGACGCAGGTTTGCTGGCGCGGCATGGTGTGTTTGTAGACGCGGACTTGCGAGCGGGGTCGCTCGCAATACCTGACCTTAACAGCTATGTTCTGATGGGTGATTGCCGTGGTGTGTTGCGTTTTGGCGGCTTTGATGTCGCCACGGTGTATGTCCGTCACCAGTGCGATGTTGAGATAATGGTTGATGGCCTTGCGTATGTTGATGTGAGGGTCTATGATGGCGCCCATGTGATTGTTTTGGGTGACAGCGCGCGTTCTGTGAACGTGTATGTCTACGATCATGGCAGCTGTGACATGCGTGGCAATGTGAGTGTCCGTCATCGTGGTTCCTTTAAAGACTTGGCTGATGAATGAGTATGAGAAGGCGCAGGCCGTCATTCGTCGTCGGCTTGAGATAGAGAGTGCGTTGCTGCGTGCCTTGCGTGCCGAGTGTGTCCGTGTGATTATGGAGATAGCCTCTTTGGGTTATGCGAGCGAGATGGCTGGCATGGAGTTTCGCTTGTCAAATTGTGGCAAGTATGAAGATATATTGGAGCTTTTGGGTGATTTGCGTTTATGGATATACATGAATGTGACGCATTACAGCCAGATGGCAGTTGATGTTGTTGAGGAGCATTGGAAGCCCGTTGTTCCGTTGGTTGCTGATGAGTATGCGAACCGAGAGGTCCATGGCAAGACATTGAAGGAGCGTGTAGGCATCTATGTCAACCGCTTGAAGAGCGAGGCCGAGATGTGGATTGCCGCCGGTCTTGTCGGTGGCTTGTCGCTCAAGAAGCTTGAGAAGGAAGTTCGTGAGTGGGTTGAGAAGCCTTACTCGAGCCGTTTGTTTCTTTCGGCCAGTGTTGCTGGTGGTCACACGACAGCCGGCAGTGTCCGTTTGCGCCGTGGTGTTCCTCATTTTGGTGCCGGTCAGTTGCGTGGTTCAGTTGCCTCGCTTGCCCGTCTTGGTGGCTGGGTTGTCGCTGACATGGTTCGCATGGCTGAGTTCCTTGCTTGGGGCAGCGACAGCCGTGTGACTGGCTATCGTGTGTATCGTGGTTCTAGCTACCCTTGCTCGCTTTGTGACATGATGACCGGGTTCCACCCGAAGGGGTTTGAGGAACTGCCTCCGTATCATGCCAGGTGCTGCTGCTTTGCTGTGCCGGTGATTGATGACAGTGTGTCTTAGGCGGTGATGGAATGAAAAAGCCGCGGCGGGAGCCGCGGCACAGACAGACCTTTGTTGTTTCTTTCAGACGACTTTTTGCCATGTTGCCCCGTTGAGTCGGTATAGGCCTTGCGGGGTTAGTTTCATGGCTGTGTTTGGCACTGCACCGTCCTCGGTTGCGTAGGGTGTAGGAGAGAAGCCTATTGAGATGTTCTGTGTCCTTTCCGGCCGGAATGTGACGTTGAATGTGAGCGTGTACTGCTTGATGCCTGGCGGCATGTCGAGCGTTACGGCAATCATTCCGTCGGTCAGTGTGACCTGCTGGTCGTATAGGACGTTGTTGTCGGTGTCGTTGACGGCGGTGAGCGATGCTTCGATGACGGGTGGAACATCGCCCTCGCTTGTCGGTGTGTCAGGTAGTGCGAGTATGTGCGCTCGGACGTGCATTGTCGCCGCGTCGGTAGTCGAGAATTGCAGCACCTGCTGTGCGTATCGCGAGTAGGTGTGTCCTCCCGTGAACTGCTGGCTGATGCTGCTTGCGCTGATGATGGTCGGCGCGATTTGCTGCCGGTCGGTCTGCATGATTGCCATCTCGTTGGCAGTGATGTTGGCATAAGCCTCTGCGCCATCTGTCCCCGCGAACAAGCCTGAGATGAACGACACTGGTCCAGCCGCCTTGTCTTTTCCTTGCTTGGATATGTACTCCTTTGACAACTGGTTGACCCTGTCGATGATGCGGTTGGCGTTAGCGGTTGAGATAGCGTCCATCGTCTGCACGGCCTGTTGTGTTGCTTGCACGGTTGTGCGTTGCAGCAGTGACGGCTCCACGGTGTCTGAGAGCGTGATTTCGTACTGCGGTATCGTCTCCTCGCCCACGGTGATTTTGATTTGTGAGATTGTGATGCGCTCGTCTATGCCGAGCGAGTTGTCAACGATGTGCAACTTTGTGCCCGCCATGAGTTGCTCAGCTATGGCCTGGTGCCTTGCCATGTAGATGTTGTCGATGGTGAGCGCATAGTTGTAGGCCGTGTGGTCGTTGAGCGCGAGGAACTTCTCTGCGGCCGTCTGCAAGCGTTGCTCTGCCGTTGTGACGTATGTGTCGGGCATTCTGATTCCCGCCAGCACGAACTTGTCTCCCGCCGAGACTTGGTAGTTGACATTCGGGAAATACTGGTTGATGGACGTGTCTTGCGCCACCTCCAGCGTGACTCGGTAGGTGCTTGGCGACGTTGTCGGTGCTATTTTCTGCATCGTGCGAATGTTGCACTCTCGGCCCGCGAGCATTCCCGAGTTGAAGACCATGCGTGGTGTCTCTCCGCTGATGATCTGCTCGTTCGGGTCGAAGCCGATGTTTTTAATCGTCACCTGGAAGGTTGGTGCCGTTGTCTGCTGCTCCGGTATAATTCCGTCGAACGTGACTTGCTCAGCTGTGACAATTTCATCGACTGCTCCTTGGTCCCAGCTAGGGTATTGCTGCGGGTCACGGATGTTCTGCTCAGTGCGCTGCTCTTCTGTGAGCGCATTGTAGATGTCGAGCGTAGTCATTCCTGCGATGGACGGGTAGATGTCCTCTACCTCGCTGTCGCTTCCGTCGAAGAACTTGACCCCTTCCTTGATGCCAAGCGTGGCTGCGTTAGGCGAGTCGATGTAGGCCACCTTTCCGTTCTGCCGGAACATTGGCAGCATGAGGTTTGGCAGATACATCGCATCATCTACGTTCGGCAGGTTGTTGTAGTATCGATACGGCATATTGCGTGTGCTGCCGTATGCGTAGAGTCGTGTGATGAGCTGCTGGTTCTCATCGG